AACTTGTCAGGTCTGAAAGATACATCAGCAACAACCAATATTGCAATCAAGGCAGCTTATTCACTGCTTGATCTTAGATGTAAACACCTTGAAAGGAATATCAAGCGGTTCTTGCGTAAGATCGTGGCGGTGTGCATTGATGAAATCAATCAGCAGAACGGTACAGATTATCAGATCACAGATGTTTATTTTGAGTTCACCCACGAAGTAATGAGTAATGAACAGGAAAATGAACAGAATGAACTTACAGAAGCCCAGAAACAACAGGTACAAATCAACACCCTGTTATCACTGGCACAGATTTTTGGTGATGATTTGACGATTCAGTATATTTGTGATGTTCTTGATATTGATTATGAAGATGTGAAGGACAAGTTGCCGGATAATGAAGCTGATAAGGTACAGCAGGTGCAAGATGATCTTGATTCTATTATACCGGATGATGAAGGTGGTGGAATAGGTGAACAAGGCACAGAAGGAAGTACAACAGACACAACTTAACGATGAAAAGAAAGTAATCAAGCTGTTAGAACTGGTATATGAACAGGCGAAAAAGGATTGTGAACAAAAAATCAGGGAACTGTCAGCAAGGACAGACCTTGAAAATCTGCAAAGCATCATATACCAAAAAGAATATCAGCAGATTATGGTTGATCAGATTGAATCAATCTTGTATGACCTGCATGAAGGACAGTTTACAACAATAGCTGATTATTTACAGCAATCGTACATAAACGGTTATGTTGGTATGTACTATGACTTGCATCTTAGTGGTATACCTTTGGTTGTTCCAATCAACCAAGATCGGGTTGTCAAGGCAGTTCGTACAGACAGTAAATTGTCAGACAGTCTTTACAACAGACTTGGTGAAGATGTGGGTTATCTTAAGCGTTCAATTCGTGCTGAACTTTCAAGAGGGATTGCAAGCGGTTCAACTTGGAATGAAATGGCATTAAGGATTGCTAAGGGTATGAACAGCCCTTTTCGTAAAGCATATAACAATGCAATACGGATTGCCCGGACAGAAGGTCATAGAATACAGAATGAAGCAGCCCTTGACGGTCAGCATGGGGCAAAGAAAAAAGGTGCTGATATAGTCAAACAGTGGGATGCCACACTTGACAGTAGGACAAGACCGGAACACAGAGAAGTAGATGGACAGATCATGGAACTTGATGAACCTTTCGATGTTGGCGGTGAGAAAATGCAAGCACCGGGTGTTGGTGGTTCTGCAAGGAATGTCTGCAACTGCCGGTGTTGTCTGCTGCAACGTGCAAGGTGGGCTTTAGACGATGATGAACTGAAAACCTTACAGGAACGTGCAGCATTCTTTGGATTGGATAAAACCCAGTCATTCAATGACTTCAAACAGAAGTATTTGAAGTTGCCTGATAATGCTGATACAATGAATGTGAAAGAATATGATGTATTGGCACATACCCAAAAGCTAAAGGGTGCAATGAGTAGTTCAGATTATGATGAATGCATGAAGATTCTGACTGAACATAGTAATACATCACTTCAAAAATTGTATGCAAAGTATGCCGATCAGATCAACGGTGTAGCGTATGGGAAAAGTGGTTATTATTCACCGAGTGGTAATAATCTTGTTTTTTCATATCCACTACAAAGACACCTTGACGGTGGTAGAAGTAAATACAGTACATTAGCACATGAATATGGTCATTATTTTGATAAAAAAGCAGAATACGAAGGGCTTCATTTCAAAGAAATAGAACTTATACACAGCAAAACAAAGTGGTTAGAAAAGATGTTTGATAAGGTTGCAAGTTCTTCTGATGAATTTCTTGCAGCAGTCAGAAAGGACAGGGAACTGTTAAAAGAAACACTTACTGATGAGAGCAAGAAAGACCTTAGAGATCATGACGCAAGTGCAGGTGTACAAGACGCTATTGACGGACTTCTTGCAGAAAGGATTAGTTGGGGTCATGGTGACAAATACTATAACCGTAAATATCATTCTGCAAAGCAAATGAAAGATCATAAGGGAATACAGGCAGCATATAAAGAACTTGGTATTGATGCAAGTAATTTAGGTAAGACTGCTTTTGAGTGTAGGGTTTATGAATCTGCATCTGAAATGTGGGCTAATATCATGGGTGCAGAAGTAAACGGTGGTTCTGAACTGGAATATGTGAAGAAGTATCTGCCAAACAGTTATGAAGCATTCATTGAAATTCTGAAAGGGGTAAAATAATATGAGTGAGAAATTACAGAAAGCACTTGAACGATATAAGAAAAAATTCAATGATGATTTTCCAACTATTCCTTTTGATAGCCGGGAAGATGCAGAGATCATTGATATTATTGATGAATGTATCGAAGAAAACAAAGATGTTTATGATCTTGGGTACTTATCACTTGACGATATAATGTATTAAAAAGCAAATGTGCAGAATTGTATACCTTTGCTTTTTTATTACCTATATGACCGTTATATAAGGTCAGAAAGGGGGATAAAAGGAACATGAAAGCGTTGCACATTCACTTGGTACTGTAGAAAGGTATGGTGATCCTGATTATCTCCCAACTATGGGTTAAATAGTATTTTTAAGGCATCCGCAAGGGTGTCTTTTATTTTGTCCGAAAAAGGCTCATGACGTTTAAACTGCTGCTGAAATGACCCCTGCAACATGGGATATAAACTGTTGACCGTTCCCGGTGACACCGGATATAAAAACGTAACGGAGAAAGGAAGAAAAACATGGAATTTTTAAAAGCATTTTTTGGTGATAAAGCTATTACCTATGATGAACTGGTACAGGCAATCAATGCCTATAACGGTGATGAAAAGAACAAAGAGAAGCTGATCAAGATGGTCAACCTTACTGATGGTGGTTATGTGTCTAAGGACAAATATACGAACCTTGAAACTGACCTTTCCGGTAAGACTACAGAACTGACAAAGGCTAATAACCTGATTGAAGAACTGAAAAAATCAGCCGGAAAAGATGAAGAAACACAGCAGAAAATTACTGCATATGAAACAGAGATTGCAGACCTTAAGAAAGAGAATGCAGAACTGAAAACAGAAAATGCATTGAAATTTGCGTTGGTTGCAGCAGGTGCGGTTGATGTTGATTATCTTGTATTCAAGGCAAAGGAAAAAGGTGAAATCAAACTTGGTGATGATGGAAAAATCAAAGGTGAAGATGATCTGATTTCAGGTCTTAAAACACAGCATCCTACCATGTTTGAAGCATCCAATGGCAATCAGCAGCAGAGTGGTAGCAGAAAGATTCTTGAAAACAACCTGCCGGGTGGGGATAAAGATAAGACAGTTACCAAAGAACAGTTCCTTAAGATGGGTTACAACGAAAGAATGAAACTCAAAGAGGAAAACCCGGAGTTATTCAAACAGTTAAATGTACACTAAGAAAGGTTAAAATGGTGAATTAAATGGCAAGAACAGGAAATTTTGGCGGTTTTGCTTTTGATGAAGAAGTATTTACCGGAATGATGCAGGAAGCTGACTACTGGACTACACCAATTATTGCTTCCGGTATCGTGCAGCAGGACAGTTCTATTATGGACTTAATCGGTGAGCATGGAAACGTGGCAACAATTCCAATTTATAAGCCGATTGACGCAAATGAAAGCGGTATGGAAGCACTGAACAACGATGGTGAAACAAACAACACACCTGTTGAAATCAGCGGTGACAAACAGACTTGTATGCTTATTCAGAGAATGAAAGCATTCAAGGCTAAAGACTTCACAAAGGAATTAACTGGTGCTGACCCTATGACACTGATCAGAAATAAGATTGCAGGTTATTATGGTCAGGTTTGGGAAAAAGAACTGATGAACATTGCACAGGCAGTATTAGCAGTTGCAGCACTTAGTGATCATGTACTTGATCTTACTAAAAGTACTAAGACAAACATTGAAGCAGGTACAATTTACGATGCAGAACAGGCAGCACTTGGCGATATGGCAGGCGGTCTTGGTCTGATGGTTATGCATTCCATGATCTTCAAAGAGTACAAGAAAATGGAAATGGTTGACTATGACAAGTATGTTGTCAATGGTGTGATTCAGAAAGAAATTACACTGCCAACTATCGCAGGTAAGCACGTACTTGTAACTGACAGATTTACAGCTACCGGAACAGGTACAGATGCGGTTTACAGCACATATCTGTTTGGTGAGGGTGCATTTTTATCTTGTGATAAGAACAACTATGAAAATCAGTACACAACCAACTATGACCCGGAAGCATTCGCAGGTATTGACAAGTTCTATACTAAGCAGGGTAAGGTACTGCATCCGAATGGTCTTTCTTTAGCAGTTGATCAGATTGCAAAAGAATCACCAACTTATGCAGAACTTGGTAAGTCTGCAAACTACAGCCTTAAGTTTAATAAAAAGAACGTTAAGATGGGTCTTATCAAGTCCAAGGTTGGTACAGCAGTTGTCTAAGAAAGGGTGATCTGATGATATTAGCAGTTGATGATGTAATGAAATTACCTGAATTTGCTGTGCAAAATGAAAAGGTAATTGAAGAAAAACTGAACGCTGCTGAACTTATGATCAGAGCATACACAAACAACAATTTTCAGAATCGGTTTGTTCGATTTACAGCTGATAGTTTGGGTAACAGACTGCTTGGAACGTCAGATTTTTTGAAAGTAAACGATACAGTTCAGATTTCACAGTCAATGGTGAATGATGGACTGTATACCATTACTGAAATTGGTGATGATTTCATCAGAGTTAATCAGGAATTGTACAAAAGTACAAACCTGATCACTAAAGTGGAATATCCGGCTGATGTTCGTGCAGGTGTACTTGAATTACTCAAGTGGGACATTAAGAACAGACCGAAAACCGGGGTCAAATCTGAAACGCTGTCAAGATACAGTGTAACTTACTTTGATCAGGACGCTAACAATCAAGTTATGGGTTATCCTGTTGCCTTACTTGGATTCTTAAAGCCTTATATAAAGGCTAGATTCTAGTTATATGAGTGTTGGCGGTAACATTCAAGCATTGTTACAGGTAAAAAAAGAAAGCGTTAGAAATGCAATAGGTGAGCGTGAACACAAGTGGGTTGATTGTACGTCAATCTTAGGCTGGTTGGATTTATCAACAGGTGATTCAAAGCACACAACTTTTTATGCCAAGGTTCAGGAAAGTACACACATTTTCTTGTGTGACTTTACCAATCTGAAAAATCTGTCAACTGATTGGGTTTGGAATCCATTCAGTTTTCTGACAGGTGTGATCAGTAAGACGGATGAACAGGAAACCGTTGATGTGACAAGTGACAATGCAAGAATGGTTGTGAATGGTGAAGTGTATGAAATCCTTCTGATTGATGACCCTATGAATATGCATGATCATTTAGAAATCTATTTAAGATTTATAGGGGGTCAGTAGTATGTCAGTTGAATTTACAGATAACACAGCAAAAATTAAAGCTGCATTATCGGAAGGGGTTATTGGATTCCTTCACGAAGCAGGCGGTGAAATACAGGCACAGACCCAAAGAAACAGCCGGGTTGATACCGGGCAAACAAAGGGGTCTTACAAATATATGGTTGATGAAGGAAAAGATGAATCAACTGTTGCTGTAGGTTCAGACCTTGAAAATGCGATTTGGGAAGAATTTGGTACTGGTGAATATGCACTGCATGGTGATGGAAGAAAAGGCGGTTGGGTTTATAAGAGTAAGAAAGACGGTAAATTTTACCATACTTACGGAAAAACACCACGACAACCACTCACGAAAGCATTTCAGAGTGTAGCCCCAAAGATAAAGAAACAGCTTGTAAATGTAATTAAACAGAATTTAGGGGGTTAGGTATATGGTTGATCTCTTAAATTTCATAAATGAAAAATTAACGCAAATTGGTATCCCTTATGAATATGGAGAATGGACGAAAAAAGTCACATATCCGTATTTTGTGGGTGATTACAATGAAAATAGTTACAGTTTTGAGGATGGGCATAGTACAGGAGTTTTTACATTAAATGGTTGGTGTAAGGGTTCAAAGATGCCGATTCTTTTTTTGTGTGATCGTATAAAAAAAGCATTTCAAGATGTAAGAGGTACAGTTGAATCTTCATGGGAGTGGGACATTTTCAGTCTAAAAGACGGTATGGTTGATGAAAAATGCAGTGCATTTTACGTCACATACAACACTTGTATTGAAGTACCAACAGGTGATGAAGATTTATATAGAATTATGATCACATTCAACACACATGAATGGAAAGGAGTATAAAAGAATGGGCTTAAAAAAGCATGGTATTACATCTGAAACTATCAAGAATATGATCTTGGGTGCAGGTGTCATTTACAAAAATCTTAAGTATGAAAAATCAACCAATGGTTGGACTGGTACACCACTTGGTGCAACTTCCGGTGGTCTTAAGTTCAATTATGAAGCACAGTGGTTAGATGTTGAGGTGGACGGTGCAACTGTACTGATCAAGGGTGTCAGCAAGCAGAAGGTTGGTGAATCTGCCACACTTGAAGGTCAGATGACAGAACTTACAGAAGATATTCTTGTAAGTGCATTACACCTCGTAAAATCCACTTCCGAAGATACAACCTATGTAAAATATGTATCTAAGGAAAACATCACAGAAACAGATTATCTTGAAAATGTTGCCTATGTTGGAACACTTTCAAGCGGTAAAAATGTAATTATCATTTTACCGAACGCACTCTGTACAGAAGCATTCGAACTGGAAACAAAGAACGCTGAACAGACAACATTTGCTGTTAAGTTTGAGTGTACAGCTGATCTTGAAAACGACAGCTTAAACAAGTTGGATATTGCTATTTACTATCCAAACGCTGTTGTGTAGGGGGTGTGAATTATGCGAGTTTTAGTAGTAAGAGAATATACAGACAAGTACACAGGTGAAGGTCATGTGATCGGTGAAAAACTGGATATGACAGAAGAAAGATTTGCAGAAATTCAGGACAAAGGAATGTTTGTGGTTGATATTTCTGATGAAGTAGTGCAGCAGGAAACACCTGCTGTATCTGCTGAACAGGTAGAAGATCAGGAACAGGAAACAGCAAGTGAACAGACTGAACCTGTTGAACATGAAACATCTGCACCAAAACAGGATAAACCTGCAAAGGGTGGTAGAAGAAACAGATCGAAAAAAGAAAGTGAGGATAAATAATCATGGCAGATTTTAGATTTAAGGATTTAACAGTTGATAACGCATTTGACTTTTGTGAGGTTCTTGCAGTTATCGGAGTAGAACAGGTTATTGGTGCATTTGACAAAGACGAGATTCAGCAGTTGCAGGAATCCGGTACAGATATGAAAGAAGTTGGTATTGTCATTGCTATGAAGGTGTGTGGCATTCTGATCAAGAACATTTCAAAGGCAAGAAATGAAATCTGTAAGTTTTTTGCTAACTGTATGGAGTGGGACAACGGTACAGCGGTTACTGCTGATGATGTGAAGAAATTCAAGCTGAAACGGTTTGTTGTCATGGTGAAAGATTTTGCTAAGAAAGATGATCTTATGGATTTTTTCGAGGGTGTTGCCGAATTAGTGGGTACGGAACAGAACGATTCGATGAGTGCTGCAACCGTAGATATGGTAACCCCTACAGCTATTTAGATAAAGCAATCAGCCGGGGGAAGTTAGACGCTACTGTTAGAACAGTTCTGAAACAGGACAATGAAGATAAACAGTGGGACTTATACTGTGCAATCACAGCAAACCCACTTGCTGATGATGTTGGAAATTTTGAAGAATTTAAACAGCGGTTTATGAGTACAGCACCGAAAGGTGGAAATACTGAACAAACTGAACCGACAATGAACAATGCACAGATTAAGTTACAGGTGGAAAAAGCAAATAAAATTCTGAATGGATTCGTACCACCGCTGAAAGGGGGTGGCTAATCGTTGGATATTTTTTCGTTGGTCGGAAAAATAACGATCAATTATGCTGATGCAGTGAACAACATTGAAAGGGTTTCAAAGTCTGCAAAGAACACCGCTGAAACACTGGAAGATGTTGACAAAAAGGCAGATGGTGCAGGTGATTCAGTAGAAGATGCCGGACAAGCTGCCAAGAATGCAGACAGTGGGTTTACAACATGGAAAGCCACGCTTGCGAATTTAGCATCTACAGCAATCACAAAAGTAATTTCAGGATGTACACAGTTAGCTGAAAAAATGGTAGATGTGACAAAATCAGCGGTTGGTCACTATGCTGAATATGAACAGTTAGTTGGTGGTGTTGAAACACTATTCAAAGACAGTTCCGGTAAACTGATTGGTTATGCTGAAAAGGCATATAAGACAGCCGGAATGAGTTCAAATCAGTACATGAATACAGCAACGTCATTTGCTGCTTCACTGATTCAGGGTCTTGGTGGTGATACTGCAAAAGCGGTTGAACTGACCAACCTTGCTATCACTGATATGTCAGATAATGCTAACAAGATGGGTACTGACATAGGTTCTATACAGGACGCTTATCAGGGTTTTGCAAAGCAAAATTACACGATGTTGGATAACCTGAAACTTGGTTATGGTGGTACACAGTCTGAAATGATCAGATTGATAAATGATTCAGGTGTACTTGGTGAAAAGATTGAAAGTTTGGATAATGTAACGTTTGACCAAATGATTGAAGCTATTCACAAGATTCAAGATAACTTAGGTATAACCGGAACAACAGCACTTGAAGCAGGTACTACAATATCAGGTTCATGGAGTTCAGTACAGGCATTGTTTGAAAATATCCTTACAAAAGTAGGTTCAAAACTTGCACCTACTGTTATGGGATTTTTACAGCAGTTGTCAGACTGGATGGAAACAATAGACTGGGATGCGTTTGCAACGTCTGTCGGCGATGCCCTACAAAGGATATTTGACTGGATTCAAAAAATTGATTTTACAACATTCTTTGAAAAAGGAATGGACGGTGTTGAAAACTTCCTTGAAAAACTAGGTGGTCTTATTGAAGATGTGCCTAAGATTATTCAAACGTTCAAGGATTGGTCACCGCTTATAGCCGGAGTTGCTGCCGGGTTCGTAACCTTAAAGGTTGCAATGGCAATATCATCATTGATTAGTGCCATAACAGCAGCATGGACAGCATACAAAACAGCAAACGAAGGTGCTACTATTGCACAGTGGCTTTTCAATGCTGCATTAAATGCTAACCCTATAGTTCTTATAGTCACGCTTGTGGCAGGGCTTGTGGTTGCACTGATCACATTATGGAATACCAATGATGGATTCAGAGAAGCAGTCACAAATGCTTGGGAAAAAATAAAGGAAGTCTTTGGTACGGTTATTGACGCTATCAAAGGCTTTTTTAGTGGATTGGTGGAGAAAGTACAGACTGCGTGGGAATCTGTAAAAGAAGCAGTAAGTACCGCCATTGAAGCAATTAAAGGATTCTTCACAGGTTTAGTTGATTCAATCAAACAGGCTTGGGAGAACATCAAAACAGCAATATCTGAAAAGATAGATGCCATAAAAGAAACAGTAACCAATGTGTTTACTGCAATAGCTGATACTGTAAGTGCCGTGTGGGAAACAATCAAGAATGCGGTGCAAGTTGCCATAATGTTTATTGGTGAAATCATCAGTGCTGCATTTCAGATCATCACAATACCTTGGATGTTTATATGGGAAAACTGCAAGGAATATATCATTGCAGCTTGGGAGTTTATCAAGAACGCTGTATCAACATCCCTTGATGCAATCTCAACCACCATCAGCAATATTTGGAATGCTATTGTTGGATTCCTGACCCCAATTTTGGAAGGTATTAAAAACACCTTTACAACGATTTGGGAAGCCGTAAAATCAGCGGTATCAACCGCAATCAACAACATTCAGACGGTTATTACAACCGTATGGAATGCTATTGTTTCATTCCTTAAGCCAATACTGGAAGGTATCAAGAATACATTTACAACTGTATGGAATGCGATAAAATCAACCATTTCTACAGTGCTGAACGCAATTCAGACCACGATTACAAATATTTGGAATGCAATTAAAACGACTGTAACCAATGTGATCAATTCGATTAAGTCAGTAATCAGCAGTGTATTCAATGCAATTAAGTCTACTATTTCAAGTATACTGAACAGCATCAAATCAACCTTTACAAGTGTTTGGAATAGTATCAAGTCAACGGTATCTAATGTGATCAACGGTGTGAAGTCCACTATTTCAAGTGGTCTGAATGCTGCAAAATCCACAGTATCGAATGTACTTGGTGCAATTAAGAATAAGTTCAGCAGCATTTTTGAGTCTGCAAAAGAAATAGTTAGAAGTGCAATTGATAAAATCAAAGGGTTCTTTAACTTTAGCTGGTCACTTCCCAAAATTAAGTTACCGCATTTTAGCATATCAGGAAAATTTAGCTTAGATCCCCCATCCATACCGCATTTTACCGTGGATTGGTATAAGAAAGCTATGGATAATCCCGTAATGTTTACAAAGCCTACAATTTTCAGCATGAATCCAGCAACAGGTAGGGCGAAAGGCGCAGGTGAAGCAGGTGACGAACTGATGATTGGTAAGGAAACCATGCTGAATATGATTAGACAGGCAGTCGCAGAAGGGCAATTAAGTGATAGAAAGACTGAGTTGCTCTTACAAGGTATCCTAAACTGGTTATCAGAAGGTGGATTAAAAGAGATGTTAGTGGATATTTTAGTAAACTATGTGTCTATCAGTATAAATGACCGAGAAGTGGCAAGAGTGGTGAGAAAATATGCTTGAAAAAATAATATACTATAATCATAATGGCGAAGCTCTGTACTTGGGTTCTGAGGGATTATATGCAAA